TTATTGGGTGTTTTTTTGTTTAGTTGTTGTGCATACAGTAGGCGTTCTTTTGGCTTATTGGCTAACTACCTCCTTTTGATAAGTATTGATGTAATAGCTTTGGTAAGATTATTATGAGCAATCCTTTTGATTATGTCAAAGAAATTCTTCAGAGTAAGAATAATCTGATTGTTGATGAACAGACAGAGAAAGATTATAATCCTTTTATTGTAAATCGCGCTCTTTCATATCATCAAGACTGCGTTTATTTTGCCAATGAAATGAATCGTCGGCACCATTTAGACAAGAAATTGCAAAATTCATTTTTGCTAAATACTATCAGGTCCAAAAAAAGACCGTTTGCCAAGTGGGTTAAATCAGAGAAAAGTGAAGATTTGGAATGTATCAAAAAGGTTTACGGTTATTCCAATTCTAAGGCTGAAGAAGTCCTCAACCTACTCAGTAAAGAAGAAATCCAACAACTAAAAGAACAAACCGAAATCGGTGGATTGAAAGGACGTAAAAATGGTTGATTTGACTAAATTCATTGAAATAAAATTAAACGAGCAGGACGATTTTCTAAAAGTAAGAGAAACACTAACCAGAATCGGTGTTTCATCAAGAAAAGACAAAATTCTTTATCAATCTTGTCACATTTTACATAAACAAGGACATTATTATTTGGTTCATTTCAAAGAACTGTTTGCTTTGGATGGTAAACCTTCTAATATTTCCGATAACGATATTCAACGTAGAAACGCGATTGCCAAATTACTTTCAGAATGGGGCTTGATTACTGTTCTAAATCCTGTTATAATGAAAGATAACATTGCACCACTTCATCAAATCAAGATTATTTCCTATAAAGAAAAAGATGATTGGGAATTGGTAGCAAAGTATAATATCGGTAAAAAAATACGCGGTAATAACTAACATGGTTCTATATCATGAAAAAAGTAAAAGTGAAAAAATTGAAGAATCGGTATACAGGTGAAATACTATATACCAAAAATATAAATGAAACAGTATTGAATGGGGAAACTACCTTCATCAAAGTATTTCGTGAAGGTAATCCTCAAAGAGAATTTCTAATGAACAAAGATTCTTTTGAAATCCTTGCTAAATAGAAATGTAACGCCTTCGGGGTTACACATTATAAACTTGCTTAACTAAGGAGACTATATGACTAATCTAGGACGTATTTCATTTGCACCACTTACACATTCAACTCTAGGTTTTGAACGCTTTTTTGATGATGTTGAAAGACTTATGAATTTGGATGTTTCTAAAACTGTTTCAAACTTTCCACCACACAACATTCTAAAACTTGATGACAATCTATATGTCGTTGAGTTGGCTGTTGCTGGCTTTGCGAAAGATGAAATTGAAATTACTATCAAAGATGGTAATCTAGTTGTAACTGGTGAAAAGAAAGACAAAGTTCCTGAAGGAAGTTATCTTCACAAAGGTATTGGAACTCGCGCTTTTACTAAAACCATTTGGATTGCTGACACTGTTGAAGTTCGTGGTGCAGAATTCAAAGATGGTATTCTACGCATTGGTTTGGAAAATGTTATTCCTGAAAGTAAGAAACCTCGTAAAATTGAGATTTCTGCTGAATTGAATCTTCCAAAACCAGAACAACAACTTCTCAATGAAGGCAAAAAAGTAGCTTGATACTTTTTGGGGAAGGATGCAATGTCCTTCCCCTTTCTAACTTTGGATATATTATATGAAAGCTGATAAAAATTTTAGAATGAAGCAAACAACAAAAAGAATGTTGACGAATCTTGAAGGTAAAGAACGAACATTCTATAAAGATATTATGATTCAGGCACAATTGATTGCTGCCCGTCCTGCTCCAAGAGACAAACAGGTGAAAAATGACGACTCAGATTCCGCAGAATGAAGATTTTGATGTTGTTTTAGATGCATTACAAGAACGATATGATGCTCTAGAACGAATGGACCGTAGTGAACTTTGTTATGGTATTATGACGCAAATTCGGTTTGAACAACGTTACGATTTGAAAAAAGCGATGGACTCTTGGAGAAAATATAAATGGGAAATTACAAGTGGCACAAAAGATTCTTAGATTTAGCAAAACATATTTCCACATGGAGTAAAGACCCAAGCACACAAGTTGGTGCAGTAATTGTTGATAATTCAAAAAGAATTATCAGCACAGGTTATAATGGATTTTCAATGGGTGTTCACGATAATATTGAGCGTCTTGAAAATCGTGATATCAAATATGAAATGATTGTTCATGGTGAAATCAATGCTATCGTATTTGCAAGACAAGATTTGACAAATACAACATTATACACTTATCCATTCATGCCTTGTAGCCGATGTGCATCAATAGTTATTCAAAGTGGCATCAAAACCGTTGTTGCACCATTCAATAATAATCCGCGTTGGAAAGATAGTTTTGAAATTACACAGACTTTATTTGCTGAAGCGGGTGTTGAACTGATATTACTATGAACAAAATATATACCGGTAGAGTTGTTGATATTTTAGAAAATGGTGATGCAATATTAGAATTGCCTCAAGATATGCTTGATGAACTTGGATGGAAATACGGCGATAAATTAGATTTTGCTAAAATGAATAATTCTGTTATTATAAAAAATCTTACTAAAGAGGAAAAAGAAAATGCTAGTTCTACCTGATGAAATGATTGGAAAGCCTATTGGATTTACCTGCTCTACGTTTGATTTGCTCCATTCCGGACATATTCTTATGTTAGCAGAAGCAAAAAACATTTGTGATTATTTGATTGTTGGACTTCAAAGTGATCCTACAATTGACAGACCGGGAACAAAAAACAAACCTGTTCAGTCTGTTGTTGAAAGATATGTTCAACTTGAAGCGGTAAAATTTGTTGATGAAATTATCGTATATGACACAGAAAAAGATTTGGAAGATATGTTGATGTTTCTTCCGATTACTGTTCGTATTATTGGTGAAGAATATCGTGATAAAGAATTTACAGGTAAAGCAATCTGTGAAGAACGAGGAATCAAGATTTGGTATAATTCCAGAAAGCATAGATTTAGTTCAACAGAATTGCGTAATCGTGTATATCGCGGTGAAGCAGAAAAAGTAAATAAAGATATAGTAAATAAAGCCGTATCTATTGAAATTGGCGGTCAATCGTAGTATAATATATTATAAACTCTATAAGGATAGTAAATGAACATTCAAGAACTTGCTAAAAAACTCGCAACTCAACACAACATGCCTAAGGCTGAGAAGTATGATATGGAACTTAGACATGATGGTATGATTGATGTTATTGGTCTTGTTCAGGACCCCACGATGGATATGAATGACTTTCGTGGGCGTGAAATGTTGTTTCCTAAACGCTGGTTAACAATCGGAGTTCTTCCACCTGAAACTGAGGTATAATGAATTATTATACCAATGTTGCCTGCATTGGCAACAATATTCTCTATCGTGGTATAAAAAATCGTAGGCGCGTAAAGTATAAAATTGCTTATGCGCCCACATTGTTTTTGCCGTCTAAGAAATATACTGAATATAAATCCCTGTTTGGTGAAAATCTTGAACCTGTAAAGTTTGGTGATATTCGTGAAGCGCGTGAATTCATCAAGAATTATAGTGAAGTAGAAAATTTCAAGATTTACGGCAACGAGAATTTTGATTGTGCCTTTATTGCTGATGAACATAAAGGGATGATTGAATGGGATATCAATGAAATTTCTATTGCGATAATTGATATTGAAGTTGGTTCAGAGAATGGTTTTCCTGATCCATATATTGTTCCTGAAGCAATCACGGCAATCAGTATCAAACGCATCGGACAAAACACAATCGTTTATGGTTGTGGTGAGTATAATAACAACCGTGATGATGTTACATATATCCGATGCCGTGACGAATATACATTATGTAAACGATTTCTTGATGATTGGATTGATGATTGTCCCGATGTTGTTACTGGTTGGAACACAAAGTTCTTTGATATTCCCTATCTGATAAACAGATTCACGAGAATTCTTGGTGAAAAAGAAATGAAGAAACTTTCACCATGGGGTTATATCAGTGAAAGAAAATCGTTCAAGATGAATCAAGACTTGAAAACATATGATATCTGTGGTGTTTCTTCTCTTGATTATATTGAATTATATAAATGGTTTGCTCTTGGTGGCAAATCACAAGATTCATATAGATTAGATAATATTGCACAAATTGAATTGGGTGAAGGTAAATTGTCTTATGAAGAATATGAAAATCTTCATCAACTCTATAGACTAAACTATCAGAAATTTATTGATTATAATATCAAAGACGTTGAGATTATTCTAAAACTTGAAGATAAGTTGAAATTATTGGAATTGGGTTTGACTCTTGCGTATGATACCAAATGTAATTACGATTCAATATTCACACAAACAAGAATGTGGGATTCTCTGATTTACAATTATCTTTTGGAAAAGAATATCATTATACCACCAAAAGAAACTAAAATCAAAGACGGTGCATTTGAAGGTGCGTATGTAAAAGAACCACAAATTGGTATGCATGGTTTCGTTGCATCGTTTGACTTGAATTCTCTTTATCCACATTTGATGCAACAATACAATATAAGTCCAGAAATGTTGATTGAGCCTGAAGATTATACGGATGAAATGCGAGATATTCTTACTCAAAATATTTCTGTGAATGCTCTATTAACGAAGCAAGTTGATACTTCTCGACTTGTTAATGTTACATTGACGCCCAATGGACAATTCTTCAAAACGACCAAGCAGGGTTTTCTTCCTAAGATGTTGGAAGAAATGTATATTGACCGTAGCAAATTCAAGAAATTGATGATTGAAGCAAAAAAGAAATATGAAAAAGAAACTAACGCACAGGTAAAATTTGATTTAGAGAAACAAATCGCTCGGTATAATAATCTGCAACTTGCGAAAAAAGTATCTCTAAATTCAGCTTACGGTGCCTTAGGTTCTAAATACTTCAGATTCTATGATTTGAGATTGGCTCTTGCTGTAACACTTGCGGGTCAATTGTCTATTCGTTGGATTGAAAATGATATAAATCGATATATGAATAATACATTGAAAACTGAAAATAAAGATTATGTTATTGCATCGGATACAGATTCGATTTATTTGCGCCTTGGTGACCTTGTTAATAAAGTGTATTCGGAAAAGACAGGCACTGAAAACATCATATCCTTCATGGATCGTGTCTGTGAACAAAAAATACAACCATTTATTGATGAAAGTTATAAGAATCTTGCTGAGTATGTCCATGCCTATGCACAGAAAATGCAAATGAAGCGTGAAGGTCTTGCTGATAAAGGTATCTGGACAGCAAAGAAAAGATATATTCTAAATGTCCATAACAATGAAGGTGTTCAATACAAGACTCCACAAATGAAAGTTATGGGTCTTGAAATGGTAAAGTCATCGACACCATCATCAATTCGTGATAAAATGAAAGAAGCAATTGAGTTAATGATAAATGGTAATGAAAGTGATATTCATACCTTTATCGCAAACTTCAAAGATGAGTTTCATAAGTTACCTGCTGAAGAAATATCTTTTCCGCGGGGTGTAAATGGTCTTGAGGAATATTCTGATTCATCTGGATTATATAAGAAAGGCACACCGATCCATGTAAAAGGTGCTTTATTATATAATCATTATTTGAAAAAGATGAAATTGGACAAGAAATATCCATTGATTCAAGAAGGTGAGAAGTTGAAGTTTACTTATTTGAAAAGACCAAATCCTATTATGGATACTGTAATCGCATATCCAAATAGATTGCCACCGGAATTTGGTCTA